AAAAAGAGCGCAACAGATCAATTAGCTGATGCCGCTAACAATGCTGCTAGTGCGCTAAACACTTTGCCAAATAAATACGATGCAATCTTTACAAGCCTGGTAAATACTTTTAAGACAATGGGATTAGATCAAGGAGCATCCGCAAGCCTTGCTGGAGCATCTGCAAGATTACAGGCACAAGCCGATGCATTCTTAGCACAAATGCAGCAATATGCAGTGCCTGGTGGTATGCCATCTAGCGCTACTACAGCTGCCGCAGCAGCAGCACCTACAGTAGTACCACAGGTAACAGTAAACACAGGTGCGGTATTAACCAACGAACAAGATTTGACTATTTATATTCAAAACGCTTTAGGTCAAATAAGTAAACTAGGCAATGGCTCCGTTATACCAGCAGGATCGATAGCATTCCAGTGACAGTACCAGTAATAACCGCCACAATAAATTTCTCTACTGGCCCTAGCACCGCTCAGGCTATGCAGTTAGATATTGGCATATTAGGCACAAATGTACTAGCAGATGGCGTAGCAGTTATTGTTGATGTGTCAGATCGTATTAATTTTATTCAAACTACAGTAGGTCGTAATGCACTATATGACCAATTCCAAACTGGCCAATTAACATTACGCATAGTAGATCAAAATGGCGATTTCAACCCGACCAATCCTACTGGGCCATACTACGGATTACTGACACCAATGAAAAAGGTCAGCATAGCGGCCACTTATAACAATGTTACTTATCCTTTATTTTCAGGCTTTATTACAAGTTATGTAAATACACAACCGAAAGATGCTACAGAGGTTGCCTACACAACCATACAAGCTGTAGATGCTATGCGCTTGGCTTACAATGCCCAGATCTCTACAGTCACAGGTGCAAGCGCTGGAGATTTATCAGGCACACGTATCAATGAGATATTAGATGAGATCGACTGGCCAGCAACAATGCGACAAATAGATCCAGGACAAACTACAATGCAAGCCGATCCTGGCACAGCTCGTACTGCTTTAGGTGCTATGCAGACTGTTGCTCAATCAGAGTATGGCTCAATATATGTAGGCTTTGATGGATCCTTTGTATTCAAAGATCGTCTAACAGCTACAGAGACTATTGGTGGCACACCTACAGTATTTGCAGATGATGGCACTGGGATTATTTATGCCAATGCTATGTGGAAATTGGATGACACGCTTATATTTAACTCTGCCCAAGTAAATCGTTTAGGCGGCTCGGTTCAATCTGCCAGCAATCAAGCGAGTATCGACAAATATTTTATCCACTCATATAACGCCCAAGATTTACTAATGCAGACAGATGCTGTAGCCCTAGATTACGCCAGAGCTTATGTGGCTAGTCGGGCTGAGACAACCATTCGATGCGATGCTATCGAGCTAGACCTATACACCCCTAATTACGATACAGGCATACAGGCCGCTTTGGGCTTAGATTTTTTTGATCCGATAACAGTAATAACTACCCAGCCTGGTGGATCTAAGCTGGAGAAAACACTGCAAATCTTTGGCGTATCCAACATTATTACCCCTAATAGCTTTAGGGTGGTGTTTACAACGCTAGAACCTGTCATAGATGGGTTTATAATAGGCAACGTAGATTACGGGGTCTTAGATCAGAACGTCTTATCTTACTAAGGAGAAAACATGCCAACCTGGCCAGGCAATACAGGTGATGTAGTCACCAGCACAATGTGGAATGGACTTCCAGCATTTACAGTACAGACTGCTAAGACAGCAGATTACACAGTAGGTAGCGGTGATGAATATCAGCAACTAATCCCGATGAATAAATCTTCAGCTGCTAACTTTTTAATACCAACCGATGCTACTTATAACTTCCCAGTAGGCACAGTTATTACAGTATTAAATATTGCATCAAATGCGGTAACAATTAAAGCAGTTACATCTGGCACAACAACAGTATTAAGTGCTGGCACAGTTGCAGCTCAGCCAACTCTTGCACAATACAAATCAGCAGCCTGTATTAAAACAGCTGCTAATGCTTGGTATATTGTTGGAGCTATTGGTTAAATGTTAAATATTATAGCAAGCCAATTAGCACCTACAACCATCACACCATTGAGCGTTGATTATTTAGTTATTGCAGGCGGTGCTGGTGGCGGTGGTGATGGCGCAGGAGGCGGTGCTGGTGGCGGTGGTGCAGGCGGATATCAAGAATCTAATTTCGCATCTTTAATAACATCAACAAATTACAGCTTAAAAGTTGGAGGCGGTGGTGCGGGAGGCGGTGGTGGTGTTAGAGGTACAGATGGCAGTACTTCTATATTTAACACAATAACATCGACTGGCGGTGGAGGCGGCGGCGCTTATAGTGCCACATCTCCTAATTTTGATGGCAAAAATGGCGGCTCTGGCGGTGGTGGTGGCATTAAAAGCACTGGAGTTGGAACTCAAACCACAACAGCTGGAACTGGAACTTCAGGAGAAGGCAATAATGGCGGAACAGGTAGTACCGATAACGCCACTTATTCTAGCGGTGGTGGTGGTGGTGGCGCAGGCGCAACAGGCCAAAATGGAACTATAGGTTCTAGTAAAGGTGGTAATGGTGGTAACGGAACTGCATCATCTATTAGTGGATCATCGGTGACACGAGCTGGCGGAGGCGGTGGAGGAGCACCAGGCGGCACTGCTGGTACAGGTGGAACTGGAGGCGGTGGTGCTGGTGCATCTAATGGAACTGCTACAGCTGGATCAGTAAACACAGGCGGCGGCGGTGGTGGTGGTCATGCTGCAAATAATGGCGCTGCTGGTGGCTCTGGTATTGTAATTTTGAAATATCCCGATGTTTATACAGCGACATTTAGCGGTGGAGTAACACAAACAACTTCAACAGCAGGCGGATATAAAACATCAACAATTACGGCAGCAGGTGTTTCAGACACAGTAAGTTGGGCATAATGGCACATTACGCATACATTGATGAAAATAATATAGTTATAGATGTGATTGTCGGTAAAGATGAAAATGAGTTGATTGATGGTTTAGATACCGAAACTTATTACGCACAAGGAACGCCATATACAGTCAAGCGCACTTCATACAATAATAAAATTCGCAAACAATATGCAGGTATTGGATATTCTTATAATTCAGTTGCAGATGTATTTATTGCACCGCAACCATATCCATCGTGGTCATTAAATAACACTTTCGATTGGCAAGCCCCAATACCAAAACCAAATGGTACATATCGCTGGGATGAAGATACATTGAGTTGGATCGAAATTGAAGCCTAAATTATGTGCAGCTGGAGTACAGTTACGAGATCAAATTGATACCTGGTTTCCAGATCGCAGCCGTAAAAGTCCAGAAGGATGGTTGGGCGATAGCCGTCACTCCGCCAGAAAATCGGATCATAATCCAGACCAATTTGGGTGGGTCAGAGCAATTGATGTTAATTCTTTGCTTGAGTCTTCCGACAGCCTTGCACCTTATCTGGCTGACCAAATCAGAGTGGCAGCCAAATCGGATCCACGCATACTATACGTCATCTATAACGGGCGAATATGCTCAAAGATATTAAATTGGAAATGGCGCAAGTACAAGGGCATAAATCCACACAAGCGACATATACACATTAGTTTTACAAAAAAGTTAGGCGATCTTGATGGCAAGCCGTTTGACATACCACTACTAGGGGGCAAGATATGAAAATAAGCAAGAAGCAAAAGGCTGTATTGAAATCATACGCACGTGGCGTATTGGTCTCATTCTTAACATTCTTAGCAAGTAACGAGTTAGGGCTAGATCCTGCTGTAGCTGTAGTAGTTGCAGCGCTCGCTGGCCCAGCAGTTAGGGCTTTAGATAAATCCGATCCTGCCTATGGCATCGGTGCTAATGACAAATGAGTCCGGCAGAATGGGCTGGCTTTGGCGCTGGCGTTATAGCCGTGCTATCAGGCGGGCTAATAGGATTACGTTTTTTAGTTAAGGGCTGGCTTAATGAGTTGCGGCCAAATGGCGGAACTAGCATAAAAGATCAAATTACCAGGCTAGAAAAGCGTGTTGATGATCTGTTTGTTTTGTTAAGTAAGCGATAATTTTATTATGGCTAACACACGTAAACGCAAAAAACCCGTGAAACGTAGAGTGCGTAAAATGTCTGAGCCATTAAGTAAATTAGATCAGCATTATATTGCTTTGCACTCATGTTACAAAGCTGCTATTGCTGCAGGTTTTACAGCCGAACGTGCATTTTGGTTGCTTACAGATCAGCGCACGCTGCCAGATTGGATTACTGGCAAAGACGGCATTATACCTGTAATTGATCCTTACGATGATGAGGATGACGATTAAGCGTTGGCTAGTAATCAGCGATTTACAAATACCGTTGCACCATGAAGCAGCCGTCAAAAATGTTATTAAGTTGGCAAGGCGTGAGAGATTTGATGCAGTTTTATGCGTTGGTGATGAAATTGATTTTACCACTATCAGTAAATTTGCAGAGGGCACGCCGCTTGCATATACTCAAACGTTGCATGCTGATCGGACTACTTGCCAAAATGTGTTATTTGCGCTTACCGAGCATAGCAAAGAAAATCATTGCATTAGGAGTAATCATACTGATCGTTTATACAACACTTTACTACGCACACCTGGCTTGATAAATTTACCAGAGCTGCAATACCCCAGATTTATGGATTTTGCAGGGTTAGGTATCACCTACCACAAAACAGCTTATGAGTTTTGGCCGGGCTGGGTGCTAGCACATGGCGACGAAGGCAATATGAGTCAACACGCAGGCATTACAGCACTAAACCTAGCAAAAAAGTGGGGTAGGTCAGTTGTAGCTTTTCATAGTCATAGGCTGGGCATGAGTGCCTATTCTGAGGCCATAGGAGGCTATTACAGGCCCTTATATGGCATTGAGGTAGGTAACCTAATGGACAGGCAAAAAGCCTCTTATATCCGCTACGGAGGGGCAAATTGGCAGATGGGCTTTGCTATACTAGAAGCCAGAGGTAAAACACTGACACCTACGTTAGTGCCTGTCAACAAGGATGGCAGCTTTTGCGCATTGGGCAAAGCTTATGGGTAACATCGTTACCAAATTGTTATACAACTAATCCACAAAATAATCCACAAAGTCACCGATCGGTGCAACACTGTGCCTGTACCGCAAAGTATGCGGACAGTTAGGGCTACATGTACACAATAGATCTAGGTTATGCAGCAATATATGCAGGTTTGTTTGCATTGTTTTGTTGGTGGTTAGTTGCAGAGCTAAAAGACAAATTTTACGCCAGCGGCTACTGGAAGGGTCGTTATGACGGCTGGAATTTGCATAGGCGCATGATTGACAACAAAAACAAAACCGATGAGGTCTTTGATTATGACAAAGACAAGTAAATTATTTGATGATGGGT